AGATATGTATGTCTCATCCGCAAAAGCAGAACAGATCGCCGCGTCATATCTTATAAACGGCTGTGATGCAAGAGCGGCACTAATAGAGTGCGGCTACAGCGCACAGTACGCAAGCCAGGCCCGGGCCCAGGCAAAAGTGATGTCCCATCCCGCGGTCCGATCTGCCCTTGCCCGCCTACGCGCAATTGCTTTGAGCAGGGCGACTTACAGCATTTCCGCTGCGGTGGATGAGTTGGAGCAAGCGCGGCTTTTGGCGATGCGTTCTGGGCAGGCCAGCGCTGCCGTAGCGGCTGTTTTGGCTAAGGCCCGGCTGCTGGGATTGGACAATCCGGCGGCCCGGCCCACAGACCCGTCTGGGGCGTTGCCGCATTTGGCGGATTCTGAGCGCCAGACGCTTGCCGAGATGGCCGCCGAGTTCAACCGGCGGCTTGCCCTGTCCGGCTCCGGCTCCGGCTCCGGTCAGCCCGGGCAGGCCGGGCAGGGTACCCCCCTTGCTGCAGCATTGACCCCCCGGGGGGAAGGAACGGGGGGAGGGGGATTCGCGGCGGAGTCCCACCCCCGTCTTACAGACGTTGAGTTTGAAGATACTGGAGGTACGACATCGTGAATCCAAATAAACGTATTAGGATGGGATGTAGCGGTTGATTTGTGTGTGGGGTATATTTGGGTAGGGGGATAGGGAGAAAATGGATTGTGGGGCGTTTTGGTGGGTTTTAGGGGGTATTTTTTTAGGGGTTTGCCATGGAACATGGGAATGGGATTGACAGTCGTGTAGTTCGTGGGTTAGGTGCTGTGAATTGTTTGAGTTGGGCGATGTTAGGGGGTTTTTTTATTCGTCCTGGGGAGCGGTTTAGTTTAGCGGGTACTCCGTACTTATTGGATTTAGTTCATCGTGGATCTCGGGAGGTAGTGATAAAGAAGGGCAGTCAGGTACGGATAACGACGACGAAGTTTTTGGAATGTGTTCATGGGTGTATATTTGGCCGATTTCGGCAGAATGTGCTGTATATGATGCCTACGGCGCGGCAGGTGGAGGCGTTAAGTCGGATAAGTTTTGACCCGATATTGGAGTTGAATGATGGGATACGGCGGTATTTAGAGACGAACACGGCGTATTTGAAGACGTTTCGTGGTCGGAGTATTTATTTTGTTGGGGCTGTTCCGCAGAAGGTAGGCGGGACGAAGGACAGTGTGAGTTTGCGGTCGATACCGTGTGATTTGGTGATACGGGACGAGGTGGACTTGATGGATGAGGGGATGGTGGAGTTGAGTCGGCAGCGGCTTCGGGACAGTGAGTTGAAATTGGAGTGGTCGTTTGGCTCTCCGACGTATCCGGGGTATGGGGTGGACAAGTTATGGCAGTCGAGCACGCAGAATCATTGGGAGATAAAGTGTTCGTCTTGCTGGCATTATACGTGTTTAGGGAGGGATTTCCCGCGTTCTGTGGGGGTGATAGACGGTCGTTGGGAGCGGATTTGTGTCAAATGCGGCAAGAGGATAGACGTGAAGGATGGGCAATGGGTTCCTGCCTTTCCAGACCGGTCGATAGAGGGGTTTTGGGTGGATGGTCTGATGAGTCCCCGGGCGGATTTAGGGCAGGACATGGCTCGTCTGGAGCGGATGGAGATGGAATCGAACCGGTATGGCCGGTCGGAGTTTCTCCGGTCTGTGTTGGGGATTGCTTCTTTGGAGGCGGATTATCGTTTGGTGGAGGAGGATATTCTTTCGTGCTGTCAGTTGGAACCGAGGTGGTCATCGTATGAGGGCCCGTCAGCGATGGGGATAGACGTAGGGAATCGGCTTCATTATGTGATTGGGATTCGCGTTTCCGGCCAGACGTGGAAGGTGTTGACGGCTGGGGAGGAGGACAGTTTTGACGGGCTTTTGCTGCTGATTCACCGGTTTGGCGTCCGGTCTTTGGTGATAGATGCCCAGCCGGACATTCACGCCAGCAGGGATTTTCTCCGCCGGCTGTCCGGCAAAGGGGTTCGCGGGTATCGGTGTTATTATTCGGAGTTGATGCCTTCTGAGGTGGAGACGGACGAATTGGAAGGGCGTATCAAATGCAACCGCAATGAGTGGTGCGACCGTGTCTATTCGCTGGTAAAAGACCGCCAGATACAGTTTCCTGCGGCGGCGTCTCTTCCGTCTGATTTCCCGTCTCAGCTGACGCAAACGGCGAGGACGATTGTGGAAAATGAGCAGACGGGCGTTAAAAAACCCCGCTGGGTGAAACTGGGAGACGACCATTATTTCCACGCCTTACTTTATTTTTTGCTTGCAGGGCGCTGGCTGAATGTTTCTATTATGGACAGAGAACAAAAGAAGCGCACGCCGGCATCGGCGGCGTGCAGGTATTTGATAAGGGGATAGAACTATGAGCAGTCTGTTTGGTTCTGACAAAATGAAGACGCCGAAGATGCAGGAAACGACAGACATTCAGCAGGTCGTCAAGGACGAAGAGGAGAGCAAAAAACGGGAGCGTCGTCGGATTCCGAAAGGGCGTTCGGAAAACATTCTGTACGGGATACAATCCGTGCTGAAGAAACGTCTGGGTGAATAAAATGGATCTGAAGAAACTGTATGAAAAATATCTGGACCGGCGTTCCGCTCGGGAGCCGTGGAATCTGCTTTTGGAAGAGGTAGCCCGCTACTGCTGGCCGAATGCGGCGAATTTTCTGGTTCGGGAGACGACGGATTCGGCTTCTGGGGGGAATGCCCAGACGCCGGTAGTGGCTACGGATATAGCGGATGCAACGGCGATTCAGGCGTCTATCCGGATGGCCGCGGGGATAATTTCCTACCTGACTCCCTATGGTATACGCTGGTTTGATTTCCGCGTTTCTGAGGAAAAATACAACCGCGATTTGGCCCTTCAGAAGGAACTGTCTCTCCAGACGCAGGACGTTCACGCAGCCCTTTGGCGAAGCAATTTCCAGCGGGAAATGTTTACGGCCTGCAGACAACTGGCCGTCTTCGGTACGGCGGTAATCTCCGTCGAACGCTCCGGGAATGAACTTGTTTTCAGAACATATCCTATCCAAAGTGTCTACTTTGAAGAAAATTCCCGGGGTCAGATTGACACGGTTTATCGTCGGATTGAGTACAACTGGCGAACGTTCCGGCAGGAGTTTCCGGAGGCGGAGTTGCCGAGAAATGTCGAAAAGATGCTGGAGGAAATGGACACCTTTGAGTGTATCCACGCTGTATTTCCGAACGAAGAGTATAACCCGGAGAAACTGGATTCGTGGGCGTACAAGTCGGTTTATTTCCTTCCAATCGGCAAGATGTTTGTTGTCCGGGAGAGCGGCTTCAGTACGCTCCCGTACAAAATCGGGCGGTTTGAGAGGGCTCCCGGGGAACTGATGGGCCGGTCTCCTGCGATAGAACTGCTTCCGGATATTAAAATGCTCAATCAGATGAGGCGGATTTATATTCAGTATTCAGACCTGAATACGCTTCCGCCTCTGATTGTTGAAGAAGGGACGCTTCTGAACAATCCGATGATTGCCCCGGGGGCGATTTTGGTAAAGATGCCCGGCTCTCCGGACCCTGTACCGTTGCGGACGGGGTCGAATATTGTGTTGACGGATTCGATGATTCAGGCGGAGCGGCAGCGTGTTTTGGAAGGGTTTTATTATGACCTGTTTCAGGCGCTGGCGGACTACCGCAATATGACGGCCTATGAAGTGTCCCAGCGGATGGAGGAGAAACTGGTGATGCTTTCCCCGCTGATTTTGGGGGTCCAGAAAGAGATGCTGGACCCGCTGATTCTTCGGGCAAGAGAGTTGATATATGAATCCCAGCCGGAGCGTCTGTTGCGGGTAGGCGGCAGGAAGGTGGAAATTGTCTATCATGGCCGGCTGGCGATGGCGATGAGTGCTTCTCAGGTGCGGGCGATTGACGTCTGGCTGAACAAATGGGTTCCGTATCAGCAATTCTATCCGGTTCTGGACGTCCTGAATCTGGATGAAGCGGCCATTCAGTCGGCCATACACGGAGGTGTTCCTGCGGAATTAGTCCGGATGCCTGATGAAATTGAACAGATGCGGCAGGAGCGGACGGAAAAAGAAAACAAGATGATGGAAATGCAGATGCTCCAGCAGGGTGCACAGGCCGTCAAAGACTTGTCTCCCGTTCTGGACAAGGAGGAAAATCTATGAACATTGAGATTCATAACGAATCTGTGAAAAAAGCGCGTGCATATCAGCAGATTTTCAATACCGATGAGGGGAAACTGGTTCTGGATGACCTGGAAAAGTTCACGGGATTTAAGATTCCTGCCTCTGATGGCG